CTTCATGAACGAATAGGAGAATCAAATAGGAACTTGACGAGAGTTCATATGGGAATCGCGGATCGTGATGACGCTCAAAATTATCCATTGACCTTAAATGGAAGTGAAAAATGGGTTAATCAAAATTTTCCAACTTATTCAACTCAACAAATTGATTCAGCAGTTCAAAGCGGTAAATTAAAAAATAATTCTTATTTCACGACTACGGACGGAAAAATCCACAGAATTGAAATTCAAGGTAAAAATTATTATGTCAGATAAATACAAACAAATATCTGATCCTAACGCTGAACAAGATAGCATTGGTCAATATGTTGGCGTTGCGAGCAGAGGTCTTTTAGAAGCCGTTCCTGTTGTCGGTGAAAAAGCGGCTGACGTTTTAAGTCTGCCCAAGCCAACTAACTTAAAACAAAGATTAACAGAACGAGCTGGTACTGCGCTTCCATACAACGCTTATCAAATGTATAGAAACCCAGTTTTAGGGACTATGGGATATGCGTCCCAAGTGTTGGCGGGACAAACGGCTAAAGAACTTGGTGGTGGCCCGTTAACTCAAGGAGCAGCTGAGATTTTAGGTGGAGGTTTGCCAACATTTGTTAAAAATGTTTCTGGCAGAGTATTGGGTTATGTTGACCCTCTGTTGAAGGCTGCCGCTAAGAAAGCGGCAAAAGATGGATATGAAATAGGGCCTGGTGGAAAGACTGGCGTTGGCATGAAATACGGTGCTGGCGACACTCCAGAGGCTTTAGAGAGAAATTTAACTAAAGCTACTAAAGAAGCCACCAAGCGAGCAGGTCAAGAAACAGCTGCAATAGATGAAAAGTGGCTGAACAGTCAACAAAAGAACTTGAGCAATCAAGTTGATGGCATTTTCAAAGACACTACTTTTGTTACAGATGCCGCTGATGCTGCCAAAATAGATCAAATATTAAGCGACACTCAACAAGCATTTGGTGAGCAATACAGCACTGTCGAAAGCATCATTACTGGAAACATTAAAGGCGCTAGACCTTCTGGAAAAATTATTGAAACAGTAGAAGTACCGCCTTTTGGCACGGTTTCTACAGGCAGTAGTTTCTCTGGAGAAGGTTTAAGAAAAGCCATTATTCAGATCAACGGTCGTTTAGGGACTGGTAACAATCAGGTTCAGAATTCTTTATTGTATGACCTGAAGAACGCTCTTGAAGAAATTGCCAACAAAAATTTAACGGCTATTGATCCTAAACTTGCAAAAGAATATGCAGAATGGCGTAAAAGTTATGCTTCTTTTGCGACATTAAGAGATGCTTTTGAGAAAGGTGCTGTTGATAACTTAGGCAAGATAGATGTCAGTAGGTTAGCTGATATTATTGCTACTAGAAACGGCACGGCGGCTAATGCAATTACTCATCCATTATTTGAGAACATTGCACAACATGGAAACGTGTTGAGAACTCCCACTAGAGGAACTTCTGGCGTTGTTACTGCGGCTAAAGAAGCTGTTACAGAATCTCCACTCTCTAAATTGGCAACTGGTTTGATGACTCCTAGTGTTGGCGCAAGACCTAATGTGTTAGCTGACACTTTAGGGCTAGCAGGGCCGTCTTTTGCCAGAGGCTCTCAAGTTGGTAGTCAAGAACAAAACGATCCCTATTTAAGAATTCGTGGGACTATAAAGTAATGCCTCTTACACCAGGTAAAAGTGACAAAGTCGTATCTAAAAACATACGAGAAATGATGAGAAGTGGTCGACCACAGAAACAAGCTATTGCCGCAGCTTTATCAATGGCTAGCCGTGCCAAAAAACCCAAAAGAACTCGAAAAGTTCTTCGAGCTTTGAAAAAAATCTCTAAGGGTATTAGGAAAATGAAACGTGGCTAAGAAGTCCAAAGGTATTGATCCAGCTCTTGAGGAAGCGATTTCCAAGATGCTAGAGGAAGTGATGAGCGACCCTACTTGCTCGATTACCGATAAGACCAAGGTGATTGACAGGGCGCTTAGTCTTGAGAAGATCAAGATGAAGATTTCAGATGAAGAATGGGGTTCCGGCTTTGCCATTGATGACGAAGACGAATAGCGTTAGTATGTGAGTACCTTGCTCATTATTGGGGATACTCATGGATACGATTGCTTTAGTTCGTTTGGCTTTGGCTGTAATCTCGGAACGCTTGATAACGATTCTGGCTTTGTCGATGTCTTGTGGCCTTGCCTGTTGGGTGATGTGGGGGCCGCAATGGGATCGAGTAGCCACACTAGGCATTTTCGTATTATTTAGTTATCTTGTCATACAGACAAAAGAAAGGAAGAACGATGCACGGCAATCGCAAATTAGTTCCCAAGAGTAGCGTTCCGCAAAAGGACGCGGATACTAACCTCAACTGGGGACAGCAGGATGCTAAGGCTATTCGCCCACAATTACCCCGTGATGGCTCGCGGGATGGTCAGAACCGTTGGACACCAGGAACCATGCCAAAGGGTGGCTTCCGCAGCGTGTTTGATTTCTCTGATGGGCCTGATTCAACAAAGATGAATCTGGTTAAGAATGGCGGTCGTAAGGTTTATTGATGGCACAGTCCACCTTGTCGATGAGCCAGAACGGACGCACAGAGCCGTTCGAGCTGCAAGTTGCTAGGGGTCAGGTTCCGTACCACAGTGCGATTAATATCTTTGGCTATCAATCGGCTGTGGGTACTACATTTATCCCTATTTGGGAGAACACCACGGCGTATCCAGCCTACCCTAGTTCTGCTGCCATCCAGTATTTGTGGAGTTCTTCGTCTTCGGATACAACTAATACTATTTTGGTTCAGGGGCTAGATGGGAGCTATAACCAAATTTCAGAAACGGTGACTCTCAACGGCACAACCCATGTGGCGACTACGAATTCTTATTTAAGAATCAATAACTTATTTGTAACTAGTGCTACTGCACCTGTTGGTATTGTTAATATCGGCCCGTCTGCAACTCTTACTACAACTCAATATGCTGAAATTCAAGTAGGTGCTGGTAAAAGTCAGATGGCCGTTTATACTGTACCTAACGGCTATACGTTCTATTTGACCCGTGCAGAAGCCACATCTAACCAAGTAGGCAACATATCTAGTTCATATTGTACTTATAGAGTACAAAGTATTTCTTCGACAGGGGTAACGCAGACTGTTTTACAAACCCCATTTACTAATTCATTCATTGCCTTACGCGTTATTCCGTTTGCTTATGCACAAAAAACTGATTTACAATTTCAAGCAAATACGCCGTCCAGTACCGCTGCGGTAGGTATTCAAATTGAGGGATACCTTGTCCAGAACGACTCAACTCCAATTTAAGAAGAACCACAGCAGGTACAGGGAACTTAATGGCTAACAAGCGTAAATTTCCGAACCTAAGCGTTGGTCGTGGCGAGAAGTTGCCCGCAAGCAAAGGTGCTGGCCTGACTGAGAAAGGCCGAAAGAAAGCCAAGGCAGCGGGACATAATCTGAAATCGCCCAGCAAAGACCCTTCCAACCCACGCCACAAGTCGTTCTGCGCTCGTAGTCGTAGTTGGAAAGGCGAGAGAGGGCGAGCCGCTCGTAAGCGTTGGGCTTGCCGTTAGGCAGACTGTAGAAGGTAGCCTTCAAACAGATAGCTACCCATGTGTCCTAATTGCGCCCAGGGCGCTGCATAGACCTTGATACCGTTCATTCGTGCCAGACGGCAGAAGTGATAATCCTCGCTCAATAGCACATTAGTTTCAGGCTCAATGCTCGTTGCAAAGTATTCTTTGATGGCATCGGTATTAGCAGGATTAGCCAAGTCATGCACATTATTGGTATATGACGGGACATGAGGCGCTAGGTCAGTAAACACCTGGCGCTTAATCAGCATAAAGCCTGTACCGCCATTCCAGATTTCCACTGGCTCATTCATAGGTACGGTCACTTCACCGGAATAGTTGACCAGATTGACCACGAAACTGCCGGTATGGTGCTTGAGCTGATCGTTAGAAACGCCCCTATCCATAGCCTGTTTGACCATGTGCCAGTTGATCTCTTTCTTAGGATAAATGCCGCAAATGATGTCAACATCAGCCTGAATCATCTGCAATAAATGCTCAGAAAAGAATCGAATGTCTGCGTCAATGAACAACAGATGGGTGGCATCTGATTTCAAAAACTGATGCGCCAGTGCATTACGCGCCCTAGTGATAAGGGACTCGTTAAACATGAAGCTGAACGTCACATCCATGTCTTGGCTATATAAAGCCTTCTGCAAGGTCATAATGGACTGGGTATAGAAGCCAGTACACATACCGCCGTACATCGGTGTGGCAACGAATATATGAGTCTTAGTGGTCATAGGTTTCCTTTAGGAGAAGAAGTGCGGAGCCGCCCAAATACGTCGCTCCGCTGACGTTCCTAACTCTGCGCTGACGCGCTCACATCTGGGCTTGTGGGGGGTTCGTCTGAAGCCCTCACTTCTGGGGGTGCGTCAAGTGTTTCTATCATAATGTGAATTGCCCCATCTTTGATAGGCTCTCCACGAATCATTTCTAGGTGATCCACTTGAAAGTCATTCCCGTATATCCCAGCGTTCTCCAAAGCATCCAAAGTGGCCTTGATATAGTTGTCAATATCACAGGCTCGTTTGTTGCGCGGCCTGAGCGTCAGGGTCAATTTCAATTTGGCATCCTTGAATTTAGGAACTTTGTGAATTAGGACGTAATCAGCTACGGCTTTCTTAAACTCCCGCCCTCGTTTAGAGAGGATTTGGCGTCCTTTAAAAGATCGCCAATAGCCGTTAATTGACGGCGGCTGCGGGAGTGTAAGTGTGGCTTTCAGAAAGGTATGTCGCTGTCTTTAGGATATTCTTTATGCGTAATATCCCTAGGATAAGACTTTCTAACCCCTTCTTGCCACTTATCGACTGACAGACTCAAGAACTCACCATAGGATGATTTCTTGATCCAGCCTGACAGCTTAATGGTTTCCCCGTTATGCAATATCTGACCCTTCCAGTCAGGTGCTTTAGGATGTTTCTTATCTTTCTGAGGGAAAAACACTCCACTTCCCTCTTTCGGCTCATGCGGCATGATCGTCTCCTTGTGTGTCTTCAACTTCAACTAGAACTTCTGACGTAGCGCAAGCCGCAGACAGCCTTAGAGTCTGCACCGGATCAAGCAAACGACGGGTAGGCTCATTGGCCTCCCTCAAATCTGAAATCTTGAGCTGCTTATCTTCCTTGCTGTACTTGGTGGAAGCTTTAATCTTCTTAACCAAGTTACCGTACTCATTGATGAACTCATCAGCCGTCTCATGGCTGCTGTAGACCTGATTGCCAGGCAGCATCAGGTGATACTTAAGCCGTGACGGGTCAATAATATCCACAACAACCTCCTTAGGAGCCTCTATACGGGCTTCTGCCGCCCTGACAGCCTCTGACGGGTAGTCCACAGCCTCCTCTTGGGTAATCAGCCCCTTAAGAACGTCTGGGAAGGCATCCCGTAAGGCAAAGCCACGCGCCCTCATCTGTAGCATCCGCTTAGGGTACTGAGTCCACGGCCCTTGCTTGCCCCACAGCCCTGCACGTTTAGCATCGGCTACGCTGAACTTGGATACCACTGGCTTGCGACCTACCCGCTTGGCAACGCATACGGCAACTGGGTTCTCAGTCCCATCGCCTTCCATCGTCTCCTCGATGTCCTCGCAATGTCGGCTCGACTGCACCAGAGCCAAGGCAGCATCCCCGAATACGGATGGTCTGCCGTTGATGACACTGATGTTTTGCAGGGCTTGCATGGGTGCTAGACCCAGTTCGTAGCCCCATTGAACGGCTACCAGAATGTCCTCTGGCTTGCCCTGGTATTGCTTTGGAACCATTGATGACTTGGCGAGCATATCGCTGAAAGTCACCGCCTCTGACAGGTTTGCCGGCGCAAAGCCTGATCTCACTATTTCGTTCATACAACCTCCAAGTTAGGAATTAAGCGGTACTTTGAATACCGCCAGTTTCTCGGTCTCAACCTTGTGTGACAGTGCAGCAAAGGTCTGCTGCAATACCACTGAACTAACAAAACTCGTTTTGAATTCAAGAACTTCCAAACGTGCCGCTAGATCAGTGCCAGCCGTCTCTTTCATCTTCTCAAACAACATCTCAACACCTGCAATGGTGTCCTTATCCAGATGGACAAGAGCCATCGTATGGTGTGTCCCATCGTCAGTCAGGAAATACACACCGCATTGGATAATGTTAGGTAAGTTCGGCATTTTGAATCGCCTCCACTTGTTGTATCCATTCTTCATAGAAACGTGCGCGGATGGCTGCGGAGCAGTGTACAGCCCCAGACAAAATCCCCTGCGAATGATCGTCGCTTTCAGAACCGTAGATTTCTTGTATCCGGTCACACTCTTTTGAACACTCGTGACGTTCTTCGCGAACTACCATACGAACAAACTCCATCAAATGAATTGCATCAAGAGACTCATCGGATATTGGCGTGCTTTGCCATAACCCTGATTTAACCGCCATGTGGTAGTAATCATTTTTATTCATTTAACCAAGAACCTTCTGCTGCCTGGTACTTCCGTAACAAACTGTTTGTAGATGTCAGGCATAGCCTGTTGAAACAGTGTCGGGTTGAACTTCATACTGCTCTTGGCTGTCTTCCAAGTGGCTACCACCGTCCCATCAACCCGAACAATCTCAGCGCGCTCTTTCATGTAGCTTTGCAGAGCCAGTGTGAGGTTTGATTCGTGTTCCTCAAGCTGTTTGATCTGTTGCTTAATGCCCTTAAGCTGTGCCGCAGCCGTTTCGATCTGCTGATTAGCGGTGACACTGGTTCCCGAATCTGTGGCATACATCAGACGGGCTTGGGCAACCGTCTCAGGCGGCAAAGGAACCCCTGACTGAACATGACCCCAGAACACGGCCATATCTTTAATCAGCAGTTCGCGCTGTTCTGGCGTAATCGTGAAATCAAAAGTCTGGAACTCATTACCGCCGAACAGAACAGCCAGCACAACCCGATCAATGCCATGACAAGCAGACTCATGGATAAGCTGCGCCATGTCAGCGGCAGGGATAATGTTGGCAGTCTCATCGAACTTATTCCTGGTCATCTTGTCGTAGTTCTTGGCCTCCACCAGTGTCTTCCCGTCGGCACTAATGAAGTCGAAGTGTGACTTGAGCCACTTCTCTTTGCTATGCGTCATCACGTAGTCAGCATCCTTCAGCTCCAACCGGAGCTTCTCAGAAGCCAGACGGCCTATGATCGGCTGCATCACATGACCCATCTGCACCGCCTCCACATCGCTCAGATCGACCGGAGGCATCAGCCCCATCTTGGTCATCACCGCTTCATTTGCGTGACCGTTCGCGGCCTTACGGCTATCGCCAGACCACCAGGCGCTATTACGCACTGATGGTTCAAAGTCATTGCGATCATTCGCCATGATTCATCTCCTCCAATTCCATGTTGAGTTCAAAGTGACGACCCTTCTGCCCGCAGCGAGCAGGACTGGTGGTATTGCGCTCGATAGAGCAGTAGTCGTAGATAGGCTGACCAGTCACAAGGTCAAACCGTTCAGTCGCTTTGCATTTGTGAAAAGCAACGTTGAGCTGAGACGGGATAAAGAACCGACAATCGGCACAGATAATTTGCATTTAATAAACCCCTTCGTTGTGTAGGAAAAACGACTATATATGCTTATATTAGGGTCTGTCAACAATTATTTGCTTTGCACCAGATTAGGTACACAGGATTCGGTAGAAAAAGGCCATAGAATCCCCACTTTCTCCCTTCCGGTAGAGAGGTTCTGACCTCTTTACTAGGGGATACTCGTCTGCGCTTTCCGTGTAGGGCGCCAAGTTGACAGGGGTGGGTCAGAGCCTGGTCTTAAGCCACTGGGAACACGCTACCCTCCCGTGACAGTTAATTGCTTTCATGACAGACCCCGACAATCAACGGGTGCAACTAACGTGTGTCGTGACGACTGGTGTTGCAGAGTAGGGATGAAGGTGTGTTAGGATTCTGCCCGTAGGCGGGAATCCGTAAGTTCTCTTTACATCCCAAACGTCTGGTAAACGCCGGTAGAGCCACCTTAAACCGGTGGCTTTATTTTTTCAACAGGTAAATTCAATGATTAACTCACGATCACTTGATGAGCTGTTACCACCAGTAAAGGCGCGTGTTGACCAATTCTTAGCCGATTGCAAGAATCATGGGATTGATTTGATTGTTACTTCTACCTATCGAGATAATGAATCTCAGGATGCTTTATATGCACAAGGTAGAACAACGCCGGGTAGCATTGTTACTAAAGCTAAGGGCGGTCAATCTTTTCATAATTATCGCTGCGCTATTGACGTTGTTCCTTTGGTTAACGGCAAAGCTG